TCGGCGTCTGCTGATACTGCGCATTCCACTTGGCCGGCGGCAACTCATCCCTCAACGCCTCCAGCTCTTTCAACGACCAAAATTCAGGCCATAAGGGTTTACCCGAGGGCATTATTGCAGGTAACTCAATCACCTCCCACTCATCAGCCCGGTCTAACTGAGCCGCCCGATCAATCACCCGGCCCGTCAAATCCCTCGCACCCCAGCGCGTCATCACAATCACAATGGCCGCCCCAGGCTGCAACCTCTGCCTAGGCCCACTCTCATACCACTCATACACACTGTCAAAAACTTCTGGGTTCCCAGCCGCCAACCTTGCTTCCTGCTCAGAATGCGGGTCGTCCACAATAAACAAGTCCGCACCCTTACCCGTCACCGTACCCCCAACACCAATAGCAAAATACTCCCCGTTCTGGTTCGTCGCCCACCGACCAGCCGCCTTACTGTCCTGCCTCAAACTCACACCCGGAAAAATCTTCGCGTACACCTCACTACCCACCAAGTTCCTCACCTTGCGGCCAAACCCAACCGCCAACTCAGCCGTGTTAGACGTCTGAATCACCTTCTTCCCCGGATACTTCCCCAAAAACCAACTCGGCAACAAATAACTCGCGAACTCACTCTTCGTATGCCGGGGCGGCATGTTAATAATCAACCTCTTCAACTTCCCACTCGCAATATCCTCAAACTTCTTCGCCATCACCGCATGATGCCTACCATGCACAAACCCAGGCCACACCTGCTTCACATACTCCATAAACGAAGCACTCGCCCGCTCCCTCATCAAAGCAAGCTTGTACTCCTCAACCTGACTCAGCAACTTCTCATAATCCGCCGGGTCAAGCCGACTAATCAAATCATCTAACTTCATGTTGCACTGCACCATCCCATTCGATACAACCCCGTGTTTTTTGACACCTTCCAGAGTGTGTTGCACTGCATCATTCTAGGTTCCTGAAGTTGATATACACCGGTCTCACGGTCCTACCCCTGCCCTCAACCCTCTTCACCACCCCCAACTTCACCAACCTATCTACCAATTCCTTCGTATTCCCCAGCCCCATCTTCCCTCTTACGTACGCTATATCCCTCAACGACGGACTAAACCCATACTTCTTCCACCACTCATCAATAATCAAAAATACTTCCCTCTGCGCCGGACTCACAATACTCTCCAAACACCCATCCCGATCCCCTCTTACCCTCGACATCCCCCTATTAATCAATACCCTACCCCCCATTTTTCACCTCGGTACCATCTACCGGGGGGTCTTCTATATCCGCCGAAAATGCAATATTGCTTTTTTTCTCTACCCCCCCTTCGGATTGGGATTCAGTGTGTGGAATAGTATGTACGTCGCCATGGTGCGTCGGCTCGTCAATTTGGGGGGGTGGGTCACGGTGGGGGTCGGGACCGGCCAATTCAGCAAGCAACGAGTCCGCATCGGCGCCCGCGGGCATCTCAACAGTACGCATCATGTCTTTGATTTCATGGAGTAATTTATCGCGGGCCGCTTGCGAATTATCGATGCGCGTTACTTCGCGGCGCTCTGTAAATGCTGCGACTTCAGTGACAGTGCCGAGGACTTTCGCCGCCTGGACCTTGACCGCTGGGGGAGTGTCGGCATCTAGCAGGGTTTCGGTCAACGATTGGATTACCAAAGAGCGAAGCGCTGCGGGAGTTCGATATTCCTGCGCAGCCAATGCCACCTGATACGCCTCTATTTCCCTCGCGATGCCGGGATGCTGTTTCAGCACGCTGGCCGTGTCACCGTGACTTTTCTTGTTCGCGGTCTTGACGTTGTACGCTCTCCGATACGCCTCCGCCCCTTTAGCCCCCATTGCTACCTCACGGGCAAACTTCCTTTGCTTGGCTGTTAGCTCTGATGCACCGGCACCTAGTAGCGCCTTATCTGGGATTGTCTCTAGTGCCTTGGCTATATCTGATCGTCTCATGTTTACCTGACGCCCTTCGGGCTGAACACGGGCCCGAGCATACCGGAACAAGCCCAGAACACGCAAGCACACGCCATGCCTGAATCCCCGTTTACTGTATATCCGCCCAGCTTAGGGAAAACACTACGCGTTGATTTATAAGGCTTTTTTGAGGGTTGGCACGATTCTTTTATGCACCTAGGTTGTAACACCCGCAGTTCTGACTGACACAACCGGAGACCGACGATGACGACCGAAACCGCAATAACAGCAACCGCGACAACGTTGACCATCTTCGCTGTTGCAGTATTGATCGCCCTTCGCCTTACTTACTGAACGGAGCCCCGACCATGTACTTTGACCGTTTCGACATCTGCGAAGCTTGGTACCTCGCTTTGACTCATTGCCACGGCGGGCAATCGTCGAGAGAGTATGAGCGCCTATGCGCCGTGCAGCGCTACTTTCGGCCATCGCCCCTGCTATCCGTTGACACCCTGAGCGACAACGGACGCGCAATCTATGAACGCGCCTGCGAGCGCATGCTTAACCGTTAACCCTGGAGACCTTGACCATGACACACGACGAACTACACCGCGCCGCTCACTTGATGATTCGCCAAGGGGGAAGCTTTGCCGCCGCTATTGGCTCTGCGTACTTCGCCGCCGATTCAGGAAACCGCGCCCGACTGCTAGCCGCCTTTGGCGACTTGTTCGCCAAGTTCCACTCCTTCAATCGCGACTAACCCGGAGACCCTGACTATGTACATCATCACTGACGACTATGGCACTCGCCGCCGCGCCTGGACCAGAGCCGAGGCCCTCGACTGGTTGCAATATTGCAGCCCGCATGCCGAGATTCACAATATCTGGGGGCGCTTAGTCGCCCGCCGCATCCAGGGGGTTTGAACATGCTACCAAGCATCAAAGCGCTGCGCGTCGTGTTTGGCGATCGCGCACCCGAGGCCCGCCGCATCTTGGAGGCATCCCGCTCATGGCTGGAGTACCTCCCCGCATGCGACGCCCGCATCCGCGAGTGTTATCACCCGCCCAGCACGATGGACCTCCGCATGACAGCCTTGGACGTGCTCGCCGGTACGCACGGGATTGAGGGCGAGCAAGCCTCTGACGGACAGTGGCTGACATGGCTCAACGCTGGCGATACGTACACGCCCACAATTACGCACTGGGCCGGCCGTTACCGCGTGGAATCTTGGGGCGATAGAGTCGAAAAGCTCGAACGCCGCCGCATCACTTTCTGACCGCCCGACTGGGCATAACCTGGAGACCTTGCAATGCTTGACTATCTACCGCACCACTCCCGCCGCGAATACCTCGACGCCCTGGCTGAGGATACTGGCGTTGACCGTTCAACGGTTTACATGCTCGCCGCCATGCTCGGCCCGTCCGAAGATTTCGACGGGCTCGTGACCGCCCTCGAAGATTACGCTCAGGAGGCCGAATAATGCTCACGCTCGATTACGTACAAGATCCCGGCCATGGCTGGCTGGCAGCCGACCGCCAACACCTGCGAATTTTCGGCCTTCTGGACAAGATAAGCGCCTACTCGTACCAGGACGGCGCCGACCTCGTATGGCTGGAGGAGGACTGCGACGCCCCGCGCTACGTCCGCGCACTACGCGAGGCCGGCATCCAATTTGACGTGCGCGACGTCCACACTCGCGGCGATGCTTGGATTCGCTCGCTTCCACATTATCAACCCTAATCAACCCGCCCCCTTCGGGGGGCACCCTTGGAGACCTTGAATATGAAGCAGACCATAATCGACGCCCTCGACCGCTGGATTCGTCAGCGCCCCGGCTTAGAGTTCGGCAACTACGGGAGCGTGCCCGCGTACCGCGCCGAAATGCGATCCATCACCCGCGACTTGCACCACGCCCGCGAATTACTGCTGGCCGTCAGCAATCGCAGCATCAGCGCGGATGCAATCATCGAAGCCGCCCGGCATGCGTACAGCGGGCGCCTGAGCATCACCCCTCAAGGGGACACGGTGCAGATTGACTACTGCACGGGCCAATACTGGCCGACCGAGTACCGCCGCGCCGTGTGTGCCGTCCTGTCGTTCGCGCTTTGGGACTACTGGAGGGCCGACCATTCATCCGGTGACGCCATCCGTGCAGAGGCCCGCCGCAGTTTGTCGCGTAGTGTTGTCAATCGTTTTTTCCGGTGACGCCATGGACATAGAAGCCCTAATCAAACAAGCCCGCACACAGCACGACCAACTACGCGCCGCCATGGCGCCGACACGCTGGCACCTGTACCGCCTTTCATCCGGTCAGGTGGCCATCATGCAAGAGAGCGCCAAATGGGACATCCCCGAGCCGCCAATATTGGTCCCAAATGTGCACGCCATGGACTCGCTTAAGCTCGCGCGGCTTATCCGCGCCAAACTGGAGACCGCCGAATGAAACCGTTCATTGTTTTATACCGCATCGAGGCCATCATGGTGCCCGCAGACGCACCTTTCAGCTTTCTATGCTGGGCTGACGATACCGAACACGCCGAGGAGCAATGCCTCAACGCCTACCCTGAATGTGACGTTGTGTGGATCTGGCAGGGCGAATCAACGCAAGACGCGCTGGACGACTACTGGAACATGCTTGAGGAGGTCGGGCAATGAAACCCTACAAAAAGACGACCGACGTCGAGCAGACATGGCGCGAGCACGGATGGACTCCGCCCCGCGAAGATCCCGCCATTGTGGCTAAGTGGCGTTTTTATCAGACCCTCTCGACTTCGTTGCAGCAGAACGAAACGCCGCCCCCAGCGACTGCGAAAACCTGAACAGGCCCAGCCGCTGGTGCGCGTCGTTCGCGTCCTCTCCGGGGCTATCGCTGACCCAATAGGGCCATCCGGTAGCCTCGGCCGCCTTCTGCCCCGTCTGGCTTGCATCATTGTCGGCAATCACTACGCCGCCCGGCAACGCCGATGCAACCTTGACCAGATTACCCGCCGAAAAGCAAACATGGATACGGTACGCGATCTTCAACTGCCGCAGCGCCGCCTGTACCGATAGCGCCGTTGCGTAACCCTCGCAAAGCACATGCACCCCGTTGGCGTCGAGCGTATGCGTAGCGCCCGACGTGCGCTGGCCGAAAAGAAAGCGCTTGCTTCCGTCCGGTGCGATCAACTGGCACCCTACCGTCCGTCCGGCTACCCGCATCGGTACGACCAGCAGCAGATCATCCGACTGGTAGACCAGCCCCCGCGCTTGCGGGAACCCTTTGGCCGCCAGATATGGATGCTCGTACGGCGCCGACTTTGACAGGATAAATCGAGCTTTCTCTGCCGCCCGCTCTTGGGCCATCCGGTGACGCGCTTCGGCGTCTTGGTTCATCCGGCGGAACCTGTCTGTATCGACTTGGCCGTCCGGTTTCCATACTGATATTGCCGTCTCGGTCGCATGGTTCTGCACAAACGCATGCGTGCCCATGTACTTCACCGCACCGTTACGCTTTCGAGGGTGATCGTCCGTCGGGTATCGCTTCCAGATTCCAACAGGCGGCAGGCTATCAATCAGGATGCCGTGCGCCCGGCAAAATGAAACTAGATCCATTGCTAAATCCTACACAGGATAGGGTTTGACAGTCAGGCTACCTTTCTGCGCTTCAGGTAGACGACCAGCCGGTGCTTGATAAACTTTTCGACCTCTTTGCCCGGCGGCTCCGGCTTGTCAGATAACCCACGCGGCCACGCTCCAAACTTCTCGCGGTATGTATGCGCCGCCCAGCCCCGCGACTTACCCTGATACAGCACGTAGTGCATAAGCTGCGACCAGAACTGCTGTTTCGAGATCGATGGCGATGCAACATTGGTTGCCAATTCTTCCATCCGACCGGGCACGTTCTCAATCATGCTCTTGTTCTGTCGCACATGACCGCAAGCCAAACAGGTATCCGACCCCTTCGGCCACAGCGCCCCGCACTTTGGGCACTTGGCCGCAGCCTTCTCGTCTGTGGTCGGCTCCCGCTTGGGCTTCTCTTTGCTGTCATCCAGCTCAACCACGCCGCCGCTGTACACCGCCTCCCAGTCATCCCGAAAGCGCAGGTAGTTGCCTGAGTGGTCCAGCCAAAGCGCAAACTCTTTGCCCTCCGATGACCGCATAACCCGGCCCATCTGCTGGATGTGGCTCGACAGGGACTTTGAAAAGGGTCGCGCCGATACACCGATCATCACGTCCGGCACATCAAACCCTTTGGTCAGTATGTCAGTCGCAATCAGCCCGTGTATCTCAGTATCGGGCTTCGAGAATTCTTCAATTACTTCGCGCTTGTAGTCATCCGAATCGCGATAGCTCACGGCCACGAAGTTGTAGCCATGCTCTGCAAACTTCTTTGCTAAGTCAGCGCCGTGGTTCACGCCAGAACAGAACACAATCGTTTTGCGCGGGCCGCCAAATACCTCGGTCGTTTTGGCTATCCACTCAGCAACAATGTCGCCCGTGATCTGCATGCCGCGCTTCTCAGATTCGGCCTGCGACCACTCGCCGGCCACCTTCTTGGCGCCGTCCATGTCGATCTCTTTGGCAATGAATACACGCAACGGCACCAGAACCTTCTGCTCCACCAGCTGCTGCGTCGTCACCGTCGACACAACATTGCTATAGATCTGCCCGAGCCCCTTCGTAAACGGGCTGGCCGTCAGGCCGATCACTTTGATCTCAGGGTTTGCCTTGATGAAGTCAGCTGTCTGCTTACGGATGACGTGCGCCTCGTCAACGATCAACAGGCTAAGCCCAGGAAACGACCCGCGCTTTTCCAATGTTTGAGCGCTGCATACCTGTAGCTGCTCCCACGGTCTGTGTCGCCAGTGCCCCGCCTGCAACACGCCATGCTCGATGCCGTACTTTTCCAGCCGCTGGCTTGTCTGGTCGCACAGAATCACCCGGTCCAATATCATGGCCGCCCGGTTGCCCTTGATTCGTGTCGCGTTAAGCAAAGCAATCGCCATCTCTGTCTTGCCCGCGCCCGTCGGGGCATACAGGATCTGTGCGTGATGGCCATCCACAAACCCATTTCGCAGCGCATCCAGAGTTGCGCTCTGGTAATCGCGTAGGTTTAGCATGTTCACCTCAGTGCTTTACAGCCCCAGCGGCCTCTTCTTCGGCGTGCTCCAACGCCCGCAACGCCATGTACAGCATCTCTCTTGTCTCTTCGAGATTTGCTACGGACGTCATCATCACAATGCTTTTGCCGCCACTGTGCCGTCCAATGATTACGCCCTGAAAGTCTTTGCGGTGCATCACAATTTCTTCAGCCAACCCAACAAACGGCGATTCATGTTCAACTGTTTGCTCGCTCATCACGCGCCTCCTTTTGTGCAAAGGCATATCCTTCCTGAAATCCAGCGTTCCACGCAAGACCCCAAGCCTTTGCCCAAATTTCATACGATCCATCGAGCGGAAACTTGAAGTCTTGTCGGCCTTTGATAAATGCCTTTACGTCTTTTCGTTTAATCCAAGCCTCCCAGGCCTTGTCACGCTCTGGATTGTGGATAGGTATGTCGTCAAACATTTGATGCTCTCCGCTTTGCTAGGTATTCCCGGCGCGTGAGCCCCATATTGAAGATGCTGTTGCTAGTCATCATCATTTTGATCTTACGGTCATACTTGCGTCTTGCTTCTAAGGGATTCGGCTTAGGCTTTGTGGCGTTTCTTTTATCACCTAAAGCGTATACAGCTCGTGGGTAGTAGCGTTGTTTCTCATGGTCATACACCCAGGACTTGATGTATATCCGTTTGGGTATAGTCTTTGTTGGCTTACACATCCTACTCACGATGGATGCAATTCTTCTGTGATCCAGGTGTAGGGCATCTTCTAGTTCTACCCTGGTCATTGGACCGCGCTCAGCCAGCAACTGCTCGATCCTCTTTACCGTTGAGCCCCAACTATTCACGTGTTCTTCTCCTTTAGTTTGGCTTCGATAGCTCGTGCAAATCTTTCAATCGTCCAGCCAGCCGTACCATCGTACAAGTGCCTGACCTCAGCAATCTCTTCATCCGTCAGCCCCTGCCACTGAATTGGCCGCGCAAGTTGTTTTCTTAGATCGTCGGCGAGCGTATCTTTCTGCGCGTGAAACTGGCTGCACATCACCAGATAATTGGTTTCCAAAAAGGACAGTATCTTCTGCATCAGTTCGCGGTCAGTCATGTGTTCTTTTCCTTGAGGTTGGCTTCAATAGCGCGGGCGAAATCAGACAGAGACAGGTCGTAACGATCACCGTCATGGTATTTACGCAGACTCAGTTCAATACCCACTATTTCCTCTGGTGTTAAACCTTCCCACCCACGCGCTCCGGCATACAGAGGTACTGAATCATCTTCCCCTTCGTTAGTTTCAAACCATGTACTTATTTTTTCGTCGTATCCAAACCAACCAACCGGCTTCTGCGCCTGCTCGATTGCAGCGCGGAGAGCGTCTCGCTCGACCCGATACGCATCGTCGTTCCCTTTTTGCGCCTCAT